GCCAACTTAAACTTGGCTTATGATTCCGACAAGGCACTTAAAGTCATTGATAAAATTTACGAAACACTAAAAATTAATGCTTATGAAGAAAGTATAAATTTAGCAAAAGAACGCGGAACCTTTGAAATATTTGACTGGCGAAAAGAAAAAGACAATTTATTTATAAAAAGTCTCCCAGAGTTTTTGCGAATAGAACTTTCTAAATTTGGCCGGCGCAATATTTCAATTTTAACAAATGCTCCTACAGGGTCTGTTTCGATCATGTCTCAAACCAGTTCTGGCTTGGAGCCTGTATACCGAAATTTTTATACACGGAGGCGAAAATTAAGCCACAATGAAACAAATGTTGAACCCGATTTCATAGATGAGATGGGAGATAAATGGCTAGAATATAAAGTTTGGCATCATAACACTCTTGAATGGATAAAGAAGAATAAGAATGGTCATAATATCAATGAGGTTGTACTTCCAGAATATTTTACTACCAGCGATCAGATTGATTGGCAAAAAAGAGTAGAAATTCAGGCCACTATCCAAAAACACATTGATCATGCAATTAGCTCGACAATTAATTTACCAAAAGGAGTGACGCCAGAAGTTGTTGGTGAATTATACATGCAAGGCTGGAAACTTGGACTAAAAGGAATCACAGTTTATGTAGATGGTTCGCGAACTGGCGTCTTATTAGCTGAGAAGGAAGAAGAACCTTTTCCGCAGATCCTGGCACCGTCGCGCCTTAAAGAATTATCATGTGACATTCACCATACAACGATTAAAGGTGAAAAGTGGATTATTCTTGTCGGCCTCTTCAAAGACAAGCCTTACGAGGTTTTAGGTGGATTGTCCAATCTTATTGAAATCCCTAAAAAATATACAAAAGGAATTCTTACAAAGCACCATTTTAAAACAAAAAACAATAGATACGATTTAAGTTTTAAAAACGATGATCTTATTATTAGAGATATTGTAAAAGTTTTTGATAACCCGAACCATTCAGCGTTTACAAGAATGCTCTCTTTAGGCCTACGCCATGGCGCACGTCCAAGATTGCTTGTAGAACAGTTGTTGAAAGATAGAGATCATGACATGTTTAGTTTTGCGAGGTGTATTGCTAGGATTCTTAAAAACTATATCAAAAATGGAGAAGAGGCATATTCAGACAAAGCTTGTTCTGAGTGCGGCGCCGAAAATTTGATATATCAAGATGGCTGTATAACTTGCACAAACTGTGGTTATGCAAAATGTGGTTAAAGACAGGAGGAAAAATGATTTTTAAACCATTGAATCGACATATTCTTTTAGAGTTCGTCGAACAAGAGAAAGATGAAGAAGAAAGTAGAATTTTAGTACCAGATGATTATCATGTACCAAAATCGCCATATGGCACTTACAAAGTTCTTAAAGTTGCTGATGATTGCAATTCAGTTTCGTCAAAGAACGAGGGCCAGACAGCAGTTGTTAGCAACGCAATGATTGAACTTATTACAGTTCACAATAAAGAATATCATTTAATTCTAGAAAATTATGTTTTTGGAATATTTAATGAATAAATAAAAACGAGGTAAAATTATGGTAGAAGTATCAGAGAGCGATCTCAAACAAATAATAAATGAAGCCACTAAAGATATGCTAGTGGAAACGTCATACAATAGAATCAGAAGCCACATTGAAGGTGGCGAATCGTTTGTTATGATCGCCGCCAATCGCCACGAGCGGACACCGGCAGAAAACAATCGAATGTTTAAACAGCTTAAACAGGACTATAAAGCAGCCGGATTTCCATTCACAGAGATCATAGGCGGTTATAAAGAAACCACAGAGCGTGTAAAAGATCCGGAAACGGGCGAAGATGTAGAAGTAACATTGGAAGAACCCCGAGCCGTAACAGAAAATACACTTTTAATTACAACTCATGTTCGATTAGATGTTAAAAGAAAGGCTGACAATTCTGATAAACAATTATTTGATTTTAGTATGAAAATGGCACAAAAATATAACCAAGAAGCTTTTATTTTTGGAGAAGAAGCCGCAACGAAAAGAGGAATTAGTTTTAAAGATATTAAAGCGTACGATTCCGCCGGGAAAAAAATTCGTCAGCCTTGGGCTGGGCCATGGGAATCAATTAAAACAGTAGAAAGCGATGAAGATTTTTGGTCGAGAGTTAAAGGAAAACATTTTCAGTTAGCTGAAAAAAAGAAGACTTCTCAACCGCGATCTTGGCTCGAAGCAATGAAAAAAAGTAAATCTGGATACGAATGGTAAGGAGAGATTATGACCTACGCAGAGATTTTATGTTTAGCCGTCCTTGAGATTGGCATGCCACGTGCTCAATATGCATGTGACAATATGGAAACAGTGATAGAAGCCGCTGAGCAAAACGATGTTCGGCCAGAATTGATTATATCTATGATCCACTACGAAAGTAATTGGAATCCAAATGTTATAAGCCGCGCTAACGCATGTGGCCTCACACAAGTCATACCAAAATTCACTGGTAATAAAAAAGTTGGTACAAAAAAATTGACTTGCAAGCAGCTTCTCAACCCGCGCACTAGTATACTTACTGGCACTAAAATACTTGCTTATTGGATGCATAAGAAATACGCGCGCAAACGAGCGAAAGAAAAATTAGCTCTTTGTTCTTATCTTGATGGTTATCGTTGTGTACGCATACCGCGAAGCAAAGCGGGCTTACGGTACGCGCGAAAGATTCAAAGATATGCTAAGCGAATTAAAAAAATGACAGTCTTTGTTGAAGATTGTATTCGATCTAGACACGATGACGAAGATGAAATGTATGAAGAAACAGGTTGTACTTGCTGAAAGAGTACACATATGACAAAATTGTCATTGGCGGGAATTTAAGTGCGTTTATTTATGCTTACAACGAAAAACTTCCATTAATAATAAATAAATTAGATCCTCCTCATCGATTTGAAAAAATAAATACAAACAATTTGAAATTAGATTTGTGGAATAAATTATATTTCATATTATCCTTATCTGGTTTAAATTTATTAGAACCAACTAATATAAGAATAAAGAAAGATAAAATCATAGCAATTACAGAAAATTCTGCAGCAATAAAATTTAATATTAATCAAGCAATAATATTTGATGATGAAAGTGTAATTGGTTTGCCATTGGCGATTGAAAAAAATGATAAATTTATAGTGTTAGATTGGATGGATGCGAAACCTTGTATGAAGCATACAATTGATCACCTTTCCACAGAAGATGATTTTGTTAAAGAAATTTTCTTTTATCCAACTGAACGAGTTGATGGCAATCATTTGGACAAGAAAGATTTAGTTGCAGTTTCCCATTTAACACATGAAGAACTAACAGATTTTAATTTTTCTAGCACCTATGCGCGATTTAAAACTTTGAAAATAATGGGAGAGTCCGGTATAAAAGGAAGCAAAAGCGGGTTTTCAGACAAAGGTCAAATTCATCACACATTGAAACTTGAAGTTCAAAAAAGAGAAATCAAGAAAAAGAAAATGGATTTATATCCAAATAGCGACTTTATGATTTTTAATTATGAAACCCCAGAAGAGCTATGCCCCAAACTAAAAAAGCTACCAGAAGATTGTTATGCTTCAAAATTAAATAAATGTTTTAATGTATTATGATAGAAAAAGCTTTTAAAAATGAAAATTCATTTCACCTTGCAGGCATTGTACCTGTTGCCGGCCAGCCATTAGATTTTAATTTCCCATGGCACGATAGTTTGCAGCCTATAGGAAAAGACTATTTAGCTGTTGAGCGAGCAATTTGGGAATGCGCATGCGCTGGTTGTGAAACAATATGGGTTGTCTGTCATGACGACATGCAACCCCTTATAAAATACAGAACGGGCGAATACATATACGATCCAGTAGATTATATAAAAGTGGATATATATAAAAAAAGAGTAATACCAATATATTATGTTCCAATACATCATAAAGATAGAGACAGGAGAGATTGTTTAGGCTGGAGTGTTTTACACGGCGCTCAAAGCGCATACTGGCTTAGTAGAACAATTAGCCAGTGGGTAATTCCAGATCGATTTTATGTTGCTTTTCCTTATGGTGTCTATGATCCAGACATTGTAAGATCTCATCGTAAAGTTATTTCTAGTGATCGGCCATTCTTTATTTCAAATGAAGGAAAGACTGTAAAAGATAATGAATATTTAGGATTTACTTTTAATGGAGAAGACTTTAAAGCTTGCCGGAGAGTAATTAGAAAAGAGGGTACAGGACAGTTTTCGAGTGAAGACCTTCGAGCACGAATCCCCATCGAAAAAAGATGGTCGGCTCGATCTTTTTCTCTTGACAAAGTGTTCCAGCCTGTTACAATAGAAGGAGCAAATGTTATAAAGGCCGAATGGTACCATAACATTGATAATTGGAAAAGCCTTTGCACTTTCCTGGGCTCTGAAGATTGTACCAAGCTACAAAAACCAGAAAAGAAATTATTTGATTACCACGAATGGAATCCGATAGGAACAGACAATGAAAAAAGATAACATTCCCTTTGCCGGACTGCACGCCCATAGCGTGGCAGGCAGCGTATTTGATGGCTTAGGATACCCACAGGAACACATGGACTTCGCTTTTGAAAACGGTAGTGATGCGTTGGCGCTCACAGACCATGGGAATATGAATGGGATGGCTTATCAAATTCTTCATGCTAAAAAGATGCTAGAAGAAGGTAAAGATTTTAAACCAATATTTGGAGTTGAAGCATATTTTTTGCCAAGCTTGTCAAAGTGGAAAACCGAATATGAAAACATCAAAATAGATAAAAAGAAAAAAGCATTAATTGATGATTCTCGATCCGGCACTACCATCGAAGATGAAACCGCATCTAAACAAGCTGTTAAAAACGTTTTAAACCGCCGCCGCCATTTAATTCTTCTTGCACAAAATCAAACAGGGCTAAATAACATATTTGAAATGATTTCTAAATCTTTTTCTAAAGAGAGTTTTTATCGTTTCCCGCGCCTCGATTATAAAATGCTAAAACAGCACAATGAGGGTGTAATCGCGGCTAGCGCATGCTTGGGAGGTGTTTATGCGGGAGATTTTTGGGAGAATCGAGAGAATGGCGAGGATGCAGTGTTAGATGCGATGCGTAACACAACAATGGAAATGATGAACGTATTTGGAGATCGCTGGTACGGTGAATTACAATGGAGTCGCACTCCAGAGCAACATATATTAAATAAATGTATTATACAACTGCATAGAGAGTTTGGTGTCAACATAATCTCAACAGCAGACAGCCACTACCCAAATCCAGATGCATGGAAAGACCGTGAACTATATAAAAGACTAGGCTGGTTAAATAGAACCATGTCCAAGCCACATTATTGTTCAGATGTATTGCCATCCAGTGTTGATGAGATTGGCTATGAGCTGTACCCAAAAAATGGACAACAGATGTGGGATGCATATAAACAATATTCAGATTACTGTAAAGTTGAATATGATGATGATTTAATTAGACAGTCTATCGAAGAGACACACAACATTGCTCATAATCGCATTGAAAGGTTCATCCCAGACAACACTGTTAGGCTCCCAGATTTTATTGTTCCAGAAGAACTCACAGCAGAACAAACTTTAAAAGGGCTATGTGTTGATCGTGCACGCCAAATGAGCTTACACCACGATAAAGAATATGTTAATCGCTTGCGCGAAGAATTAGAAGTTATTAATGAGCGTGGGTTTGGGAAATACTTTTTAACCATGAATGCAATTGCTTCAAAAGCAAATGAGATTCAAATAACAGGCCCTGGCCGCGGCTCTGCTGCTGGTTCGTTGGTTGCATATGTCCTTGGAATTACTCAAGTTGATCCTATTAAATATAAACTTTTGTTTTCTCGATTTTTAAGACGAGACGCGAAAGATTATCCAGATATTGATTATGATGTTTCGGATCCGATGGAGCTGAAAGAATTATTAATTGAAGAATGGGGTAGCAGCACTGTGGTTCCAATTTCTAATTTTAATACTTTGCAGCTCCGTTCTTTAGTTAAAGATATTTCAAAGTTTTATGGGATCCCCTTTACAGAAGTAAATTCAGTAACTTCTAAAATGTTAAAAGAAGCTACCCCGCTTGCAAAAAAGAAACATGGAATTAAAGCAGGTGTATATGTTCCTACTTTTGAAGAGTTAATGGAGTTTTCAGATTCGTTAAAAACATTTTTAAGCAAATATCCACACATCGCAAATCATATTAATATTTTATACGGTCAAACAAGATCAGTTTCTCGTCATGCGGGAGGCGTTGTTGTTGGGGAAAATTTAAACCAACACATGCCTTTAATTAATAGTGGCGGGATCACACAAACTCCATGGTCAGAAGGCCAAAATGTTAGACATCTTGAACCTTTAGGGTTTATTAAGTTTGATATCCTTGGGCTTTCAACGCTAAAAATGATTGAGGGTTCGATTTCGCATATTTTGAAGCGACATCACAACATTGAAAACCCAACGTTTGAGGAGATCCAGAAGTATTATAATGAAAACCTCCATCCAGATAAAATTAATCTTACGGACAGTAAGGTGTACACTAATATTTTTCACAAAGGCAAGTGGGCTGGCATATTTCAATTTACAGAAGAGGGCGCCCAAAATTTTTGCAAGAAGGCAAAACCAAAGAACATAATTAACATTGCCGCCATCACTTCTATATATCGGCCAGGCCCCTTAAGCGCGGACGTCGATAAGCTTTATGTTGAAGCGAAAGAGAACCAGCACAACATTCAGTATGGGAACAGCATCATACAAGAAGTGACAAAAGAAACTTATGGCTTCTTAATCTTTCAGGAACAGATTGCGCTCTTGGCGCACAAGCTTGGAAAGAATATTAGCCTTGATGAAGGTAATGAACTACGTAAATTATTAACTAAGAAGGGAACAGGAAAAGGCGAGCGCGAGAAAAGAAAAATTTACAATAAATTTGTTGAAGGATGTATTGAAAAAAATATGTCAAAGCGCGAAGCCGAAAGACTTTGGCAGAAATTTGAATTCTTTAGTGGTTACGGATTTAATAAATCTCATGCCGTTTCTTATTCTATTCTTTCTTATCAATGTGCTTGGCTTTTCAATTACTATCCTGTAGAGTGGATGGCCGCTTTTCTTGATAAAGAACCTGAAAGCAGAAAAGAAAAAGCGATCAATCTTGCAAAAAAGTTTGGATTTAAAATTCAACCTATCAACATTAATAAGTCTGGAACTGTTTGGGAAATTTCCGAAGACAGCAAAACATTAATTCAGCCTTTGACCTCAATTAAGGGCCTGGGGGATAAAGCAATTGAGCAAATTATTAGCAATCGCCCTTTTAACACAATTGAAGAGTTTATTTTTAATGATAACATTATATATTCTAAATTAAATAAGAAAGCATTGGATGTGCTTATTCGATCCCAAGCTTTAAACTCTTTAATGGATGATAGGTTCACAGGCTTGAAGCATTTTTGGTCTGCCACGGCGGTCGACCGCCCGAAAAATGAAAAAAAGTTTAAAGAAAACATTGCTCTATACGAACCCGAAGAAGATTTTTCAGACCTAGAAAAAATTGAATACTTATCATCTTTAACTGGAGTGTTCCCAATTGACTTAGTTGTATCAACTGAAATGTTAAACCAGTTAGATTATCTTAAAATACCGCCTCTTGGCGAATGGGACAATGACTTAGGCGTTGCCTGGTTTGTACCAAGAGAAATTATCAAAAAGAAAACCAAACACGGAAGAGAATATTGGATTATAAGAGTTGTTGATAATACTTCTACTTCTGTTGATATTAAATGCTGGGGAGTGCGTAACAAAGATAGAGTTCACATTAATCATCCTTATATGGCTAAGTTAGATTATGATGAACAATGGGGTTTCAGTGTAAAGAACATTTCTTATAATTTTAAACTATTAGGATAAAAGGAGAAAAAATGAAAAAATGTAGCACGTGTAAAGAAGAAAAAAGCAAAACAGAGTTTTATAAAGATAAAACAAGGCCCGATGGTCATAGCTATGTCTGCAAGGCTTGCAATGCGCCATTGGCTTTCCGTTATTACAGAAAGAATAAAGAAAAAATTCAAGCACGTTTTCGAGCAAATTATTGTCCAAAAAAACAAAAAGCTAAACGTGAGAGATATCGAAAAAATGAAGTATACAAATTAACTTTCCCAAATGGTTCTTACTACATTGGTCAAAGTCAATGGGGCGCTAGCCGTCGATTAGGGTGGCATTTCAAAGATTCTTTACGCGCAGACAAAACAGGCCGATGCGGCAACCCGCATATCCATAAAATGATTCAAGATGGATTAAAGCGCGAAGATATTTTGGTTGAAATCCTTAAAACCTTTCCAAAAGGACAAGAAAGTGAAATGAAAAATTTTGAAACATTGCTCATTGAACAAAATTTAAATGACTCGAAGTGCTTAAACATGCGGATAATACGATGATTCTTAAAGTATACAAAATCAGAGAAAATGCTAAGCTCCCAACTCGCGCACACGAAATGGACGCTGGGATGGATTTATTTTATTGTTCAAATAACGATAAAAAACTATACGAAACTGAAGATTTTCATATCCCGCCCAAAGCCTCGCGACTGCTTTCTACGGGTATTAAAGTAGAAATTCCATATGGTTACATGTTGGAAGTTAAGAACAAATCAGGGATAGCATATAAGCGACAATTAATAGTAGGCGCTTGCGTAATAGACCCTGGTTACAATGGGGAAGTATATATAAATCTTCATAATATTGGTTCCAAAACTCAAGTGATTAAATCAGGAGATAAAATCGCTCAAGCAGTTTTAATACCGATAGTTCATTGTAAAGTAGAAGAGGTTGAAACTGATAAATTTTTAAACTTCCACTCAGCACGCGGAGAAGGCGGCTTTGGCTCAACAGGAGATAGATGATGTCATTAGAAAGAAAATTGCGAAGAAACAAAGCAAACAAAGAAAAAAAATCAGCCGAAAAGGAGATGGCAACAAAAGTAGCTTTATTTGGAAAACTTCCAGATAAATGCTTGACATGCGAAGAGCCATTTGATAAGATGAATAAAGAACAAGTAAAGACTTGGAATGTTGTAGTGCGACAAGAAAATGACATCGTTCGTCTTTATTGTCCACAATGTTGGGAGAAGGCTGTTGGTATCCTTCAAGATTTTAAGAAGCATTTAGAAGAAAAGAGTAAAAAATGAAATTTTTAAAAGAAGAACAAGTAGTGATTTTCGCATTTTTAACCAGCATAATAATTTTAAGTGCTATCCTTTATTTTGCATTTGAATTTGCGCCAAAGATAGAAAACCCAAAAGATAATTGTGAAATCGGATGTCCTGTTCATGCACCATGTCACCCAGATTGTAAAAAAGGGAAGAAATGAACGACGATAAAGTTAATCATCCAAAACATTACAATATCAATTGGAAAGGCGAACAAGCTATTGAGCCATATAGCTTTATTAATTCTTGGAGAATGGGGTATGCAGAAGGAAATATAATCAAATATGTTTCTAGACATAAATATAAAGGTAAAGCCCTTCAAGACTTAGAAAAGGCTCGCTGGTATCTTAATCAAATGATAGAAGAGTTGGAAAATAATGAAAAGCTTAAATAAATATGTGACCTGTAAAGATGGATTTTCAATGAGTGTCCAGGCGAATTCTGTCGCATATTGTCGTCCAAGGGTGGACGATGCTACAAGATACACCGCAGTTGAAGTTGGATACCCATCGCAACCTGAGCCTTTATTGGCGAATTGGGCAGAAGACCCAAAAAAACCAACAAATACAGTTTATGGATATGTTCCTGCGTCAAGAATTTTATTAGTTTGTGCCAAACACGGCGGTATTGTTTCTGGCGATTTGCCCCCGGGGATTCCCCGCTTGGAGACAGACAATGAAAATCGGTGATTTAGTAAAACACAAAGAAACAAATAAAACAGCGCTTATTTTAGATATCTATACAATAGAGCATGCGTCAATGAAGTTTGAACTAAACCCAGAGCCGATACAAGAAGAATATGTGCACGTTCTATTTTCCGGAGACTCTTCATCGGCACGTGCCCCGTTCAAATTACTAAAAGAAAATTGGGAGATTGTAAGTGAAATTTAAACAGGCTTTAACATACGATGATGTATTGTTGGTACCTCAATACTCAGATATTGAGAGCAGAAAAGAGATTGACATTGGAAGTGCTTTAGACAAAAAAATACACTTAGATCTTCCAATTATATCTGCGCCAATGGACACGGTAACTGCTGCTAATATGGCAGCTGTCATGGCCGACCATGGCGCCCTAGGAGTAATCCACCGTTATGGAACAATAGAAGAACAATGCGAAATGGTCAAACAAGCGTGGGAACACGTTGAATATGTAGGCGCGGCTGTAGGAGTTGTTGGTGATTATTTAAAACGGGCTTCTCGGTTATACCACAATGGTGCAAAAGTTTTATGTATTGATGTAGCCCACGGGCATCACAAGCTAGTGGAGCGAGCCGTTAAATCAATTAAAGAATTACTCAATGATAGTGTACATATTATAGCCGGAAACATAGCAACACTAGAAGGCTTTAATGCCTTAGCAGATTGGGGTGTTGACAGCATCCGTTGTAATATTGGCGGCGGATCTATTTGTTCTACAAGAGTTCAAACTGGTCACGGCGTTCCTGGGTTACAAACCATTTTTGATTGTGCCAAATCAGATCGAAGTGCGAAAATTATTGCCGATGGCGGCATCCGTTCATCAGGCGATATCGTAAAAGCTTTAGCAGCAGGGGCAGATTTTGTCATGTTGGGATCAATGTTAGCAGGCACAGATGAGTCTCCTGGCAATGTAATTACAAAAAAATCAAATATGAAAAGCAAGGTTTACAGAGGGATGGCTAGTAAAGAAGCGCAATTTGACTGGAGAGGAGAATATTCTTCAAACGAAGGTATCTCTACAACAATTCCATATAAAGGTAGTGTGAAAAATATATTGACAGACTTGGGCAAAGGCATAAAATCAGGGCTATCATATTCAGGCTGTAGAAACATTAAAGAATTACAAGAAAACGCAATTTTTATAAAACAAACTGCCGCTGGCCGGATTGAAAGCGATACTCATATTTTGAAAAAATAAATTATGCCAGATTACGGAACAAACAAAAAACAGATATGTTTTGAAAGCACTGATAAATTGCATGCTGATTTAAAGATTCGTCTGCACTATGATGAAATTAAAATTAAAGAGTTTTTCAATAAAATGGTAAAAGCTTACATTAATAAAGATGAAAACATAACAGCCTTTATTGAAAAACTAAAAGAACAAAAAAGTATATCTAAAACTAAAAGGCAAAAAGTAAAACTTATGAACAAAAAAGAAAAAGAAACGATTAATAAATTTGCATTAAACAAAAATGAAATTGAAAACATATTTGATATTTTAGAAAAAGAGGCGGACCTATGAAAAAATGTACCGCAGAATGTATTTTAAAAAACAGATCGTGTAAACAAAAAGATTGTAGAATGTGGATCGATTATAAACAAAACTTAAATTGTACAATGATCGCCGTGGAAGAACTACCAGAAATGACATACAAAGAAATTGCCAAACGTTTGAAGGTCAGTATTGTACGAATCAAGCAAATCCACGATAAAGCATTACAAAAATTACAACAAAATAACCTTTTCTTTCATTGAAAGACTACTTATCTGTAGACTCACTTTTGCGCAACAGGAGAAATTTTATGAGCGACGAGACGAAGAACCTATTACAAGAAAACACAATTAAACGTTTTATGACTTTGGCAGGAAATCAGAAATTATCTGAAAACTTTCTTACTGAAAATAAACAGCTTTGGGAACAAGAACTCCCTCCGCCCGAAGGAGAGGAATTTCCCCCCGAAGGACTGGAAGGAGAGGAATTTCCCCCTGAAGGGCTTGAAGGCGAAGAAATGGACTTTGAAGACGAAGAGCCGGTAGCAGACGTAGACTTGTCTGCAGAAGAGGCTAGAGTGCTTGCAGACCTGGGAGCACGCCTCGAAGCCGAACTCGCAGGCGAAGAAGAAGAGCTTGAAGGCGAAGAATTCCCACCTGAAGAGATGGGACCTCCACCTGAAGAGATGGGACCTCCACCTGAAGAGATGGGACCTCCACCTGAAGCATTAGAAGAAGCTTTTGTTGGCGAGCTTTCACGCCGAGTGACGGAAAGAGTTCGCAAAGAACAATATGTGCAGCAGATTCAAGAAGAAATTGCACAAAGAGTGCGAAAAGAACAGCTTGTAGAAACTGTTATGAAACGAGTTGCACGAAGGATCCGAAAAGCTAAAAGAGGAAGCTAAAGCATGTCAAAAGAGAAGCTCTTAAATGAAGGCACTATTCGTAACTTTATGGGATTAGCTGGTATTGGTTCGCTAGTTGATCCATTTTTGCACAAAAATCAACTCCAAGAAGAAAAGGAAGAATCTGAAAGCGAGGTCCCACAGATCGGCCTCGGCCGGAAAGAAGTAGGGAAAGTGGCACCTCTTCCTCCGGAAATAGCAGGTTCTGGAAAGGGGCAAACCGTGGGCACAGGCAGCACCGCCAAAAAAGCCAAAAAGGATAGAGAACGACAAGAAGCCGCACAAGGAAAAGGCCCAAGCCGGGCCGAAAAAAAGAAGGCCGCTGTCAAAAAAACCATTGGCGCTAAAAACCAAGCAGCTTTAGAGAAAATAGCTAACCAACCTGGAATCAAAAGTGCTGAAAAGAAGGCTGACACAAAGAAAGCTGACCCCAAGAAGGCTGATACAAAGAAAGCTGATACAAAGAAAGGCCCATCCCGCACTAAAACCGCTGACGAAGTTAGAGCTAAAATGGCGAAGGCGATGGAGGATGCGGGACCCAGCATCTCAGACTTGCCTCCGACGTCACAATTAAAAGGAGCGGGGAAAAGAACTACTGGCAAGGATGTAACTGCTGCTGCCCGTGACATTTCCAAAGGTGGAACAGAAGTTATAGCAACCCTTGGAAAGAAGGGGCCGATGAAGAGAGCGAAGCACCTTCCACCAGAGCTGCAGTCCAAAGGTCAATCCGCTGGAGTTGGTGATACACGAGAAGAGGCCCGAATGGACAAGGAAAGACAAGAGGTGCGAAAAGGGCGCCTCGATAAAGTCACACCAGGCCCAGACGCTATTAAAAAACTCAGGAAAACATCTATTTTAAAAAAGCTTATCGATAAAGAAGGAAAACCTACCGGCGGAATGAGAAAAACCGATGCAAAGGAAGGGAAGCCAATGCCCAAGAGAGTTGCAGGGATGTCAACAACCTATCTCAAAAAAAGAGGCTACAAGTGGGATTCTGAGAAGCAAGCAATGATGAAAGGCGGTAAAGATGTTAGAGACGTAGCCAAGCGCTGGACGAAAAGAAAAGAAAGAAAAAAAAGAGAAGCCGCCAAAAGAGTGGATGAGAATGCTTACAGAGATTCTATAGCTAATATGGTTGCTGAAAATGTTATGCAAAATTTACCTAACATAGAATTTATTGATGATACCAAAGAACAAGACATACTTAATGAAACGCTTCGAAGAGTGCTTAGAAACCTTTATAAAGGTAATTAAATGTATGAACTTTTATGGTTTTTTGGCGGAGCCCTCCTTTACAAACTTTTAGCAAAATTATTAAGACTCTATCAGTTGTTTGCTTTTTTTCAAGATGTGCAATTGCAAGTATTGGCAATGCTAAAAGCAGCATCAAAAGATATTTCAACTGCAATAGAAATAAAACACGAACTGTTAAAAGCAACAGATATGCCTTTAGAAGATCAAGAACAATTAAAACAACTTGACGACGTGACACATACAGTTTGGAAAGAAGCCAGCATTACGCATTTAATAAAATGTGTACCTACTCCATTCAAGTCTACAATCAAATTTAATAGCTGGAATGACTCAGTTAAGTACTTCAACGAAGTGACGCAAAACCGAGCCTCTACGCTCACACCTCACAACAATGACAAATAATCTTCCCGAAGGAGCCATTTTAGATTGGCTCAAGGAAGAAAACGCTGTTTATCTTGAAGATAATGTTTATTATGCAGAAAAAGCTTTTGTCGTTAACTCTATTATTCAGTGGTGTATCAAACAAAAGAATAAAAAACAATTAACAGGCAAACAAGTCGATAAATATTTTCGCTCCCTCGTACATTTTTTACGAGGAACACTTGACCTTTGGTGGGAAGATGATATAATTAAAGTACGTACTATTAAGAAAAACACCAATGAAAAGTCAGAATAAACAAAATAGACCATTCAAATTAAAAAGAAATACACTATTTAAAGAGAGGCGCATGCGCAATAAAATCATATCAAGGACACTAAAATGTTCACGTCATCCAAAATTAAACGCAATAAAAAACTTGCAAAAGAATATGGTTGGCAACCAATGTGGTTTGGAGAAACAGGGTTTAATAAAGATTTAATAAAAAAGATTAAATTATTTCAAAACAAATGCAATATAAAAACAGATGGAATATGCGGCCCAGAAACTTATCGACTAATATTATTAAAAGTTCTATTAGAAATTAAAGATAAAAAACACTAATTATAATATGGATGTCAACAAACTAATTAAATCTATTAACAAGCCCAAGCAGTTGGCTACAAAAACATTTCTTTCATTAATCGAAGAAGAAGTTAACAAGGCGTTAGGGTTTCCTTTGCTCGAACGAGAAGAGGTTGAAGAGCAATCTGAAACTAAAAAGTTTAGTGCCGCGAAGTTTTATAAAACTGCATTAAAATCATTCAAAGCGCCGACCGAGCAAGCTGGAAAGCTTGGCACGGCAGAGCGCCGAAACTTTCAAAAATACATTTCAAACAATATTAGTGGAAACACATTAGCAGAAAAAATAACTTCAATAAATGCAATAGTTGATGGCGGCGTTGAAGAGAACCCAAAAGTCTCTGAAATCATGGCCTCTCTTGGCGCAGTTAAAATGCTACAACAGACTTTAGACGACTTTAATGAGTCAACTGCCGGCTTTTTGTTTGAAGCATTTTTATCTGGGCTGCTCAAAGGAAAACAAGTAACTGAAAGAGTCGGCGGCACGCTCCCGATTGAAGATGTCATGTTCTTTGTCGACCCAAAAACCGGCCAAGGCGGACAACCAGTGAGTCTTAAATTGTTAAGCCCACAAACAAAAGTTGAAGGAAGTTTAGAGAATTTATTAGGATTTTTTATGCGACCAGAAGTTGCAGCGGTCGCGGAAGAAAAAGGTATTGAATATATCGTTGCAACAAAAACTAAGAAAAATGAATTAGATATGTATTCTTTCAATATTAAACCAAGTACTTTTTTCTATTGGGTATCAGAAAAGCATTTCAGCCTTAAGCGTTATCAAAAAGAAGAACAGCTTCAAGAAGCCACCGAATCTGCAACAACACCAGAACAAATTAACTATAATAAAGAACAGTGGGAAGCTTTCTTTTTAAAGAGGGCACCCATGTTTGGCTTAGACCCCCAAGCGGTCGATTTTAATTATGACTGGAAGAATCAAAGCTTTTATTGGAAAGTCGCACCATTTGCACCGAGAAGCGGAGGTCTCGCGCCCAAAACTGCAGAAATAGTATTGAGCCCCGAGGGTCAGAAAGCTTTTGCAGACTGGGCTCGAAGTGAATTAGCAGAAGAAGATTTTATAGAATTGGCGGTAAGCCCAGAGCTTCAAGAAGCTTTTGAGGCTGGCGATGTGCAATCCGCTATACAAATAGCTAAAATTGGCAATGATAGGCAGAGATCTTATATGAGATCCATTGTCGGAGCCGGTGAAACATTCCGCGAGTCGGAAATCCACATAACAAGATGGTGGGCCGCCAATGTTAAGGGAGAACATGTATATGGAGACACAGCAGCACAAATTAATGCTTTAGCGCAAGCTGGAGATGCAGAATCCATTGTCAAATGGGCGCAGA